CTTGTCATGGTAGGATGTTTGACAGATAAAGGAGAAGAATATTTATATAGAGATGACTTCGATGGTGTACAAGGACACTTAGATGATGCTACTATATTGATAGGACACAACATAGCATATGATTTGATGTGGCTATGGGAGTGTGGCTTCAAGTATGATGGACCTGTCTTTGACACAATGCTAGGCGAGTATGTCTTGCAACGTGGACAGAAAGAACCATTGTCACTAGAAGCTTGTGCTGAAAGGTATGAGTTAGATACTAAGAAGCAGGATACCTTGAAAGAATACTTCAAGCAAGGTGTGGGTGTTGACGAGATACCACCTGAAGAGTTATCTTCTTACCTATCAGCAGACTTACATGCAACACAGCAGTTATCAGATAGGTTAACCAAACGTTTGATGACTACAGATTCATCTTTGATGGAGTGTGTTGTACTTACTAACAGAGTTTGTGTTACTCTTGCTCACATATATAACACAGGCTTTGCAGTCGATGTACCTAAGTTAGAAGAGGTTAAGACACAGTTTGAGACAGAGAAGATGGATATAGAAAAGCGACTACAGGTTCAGATAAGAGCCTTAATGGGAGACACACCTATCAATCTTAATAGTCCAGAGCAAATGTCTTGGGTTATCTATAGTAGAAAGCCACACGATAAAACTATGTGGGCAAATGCCTTTACTCCTTATATGGATAAGGCACACTTCAATGATATTGTATCTAAAAACTCAAGCATTGTATTAAAAACAAAAGCTGTGTCATGTAGAGAATGTAATGGCACAGGACAGATAAGAAAGGTTAGAGTAAATGGAACTCCTTACGCAAATACCACTAAGCACATTGACTGTGGTGGTAATGGTTATACTCTTCAATCTCTTGGATTAGTAGCAGGATTGAAGTTTAAAGCACCAAGTTCTAAGTGGATATCTGCTAATGGATTTGGTGTGTCTAAGACAAACTTAGATATGTTACAGAGCATGGCTAAACGTACCAATATGACAGATGCTGTCAACTTTCTAACGGATGTTAAACGTTTATCAGCTTTGGATTCATACCTAAGTTCTTTTGTAGAGGGTATCAAGGCACACGTTAAGACTGATGGTAAGCTTCATGTGAGGTTATTACAGCACAGGACAGCGACAGGTAGGTTTAGTGGTGCTGACCCTAATATGCAGAATATGCCTAGAGGTGGTACGTTCCCTGTTAAGAAGGTATTCGTATCACGTTGGAAGGGTGGCAAGATACTTGAAGCTGACTTTGCACAGCTAGAGTTTCGAGCTGCGGCATATCTATCACAAGATAAGGTGGCAATGGATGAAGTTTCTACAGGGTTCGATGTTCACTCGTATACGTCTAAAGTTATTACAGATGCAGGTCAACCGACTTCTAGACAAGATGCGAAAGCACACACATTCGCACCACTCTACGGAGCAACAGGTTTCGGCAGAAGTAAAGCAGAAGCAGAGTACTATGAACACTTTACCAAAAAGTACACAGGTATCAAAGCTTGGCACTCCAGATTGGCTAAAGAAGCTTTAGAGACAGGCAAGATATCTACACCATCAGGCAGAGAGTTTTCTTTTCCTGATGTACAACGAAGAATGAACGGCACAGTAAGCTTCTTTACACAGATAAAGAACTATCCTGTACAAAGCTTTGCGACTGCCGACATAGTTCCCATCGTACTTATACAGATGGAGAACTTATTAACCAACTACAAATCATGTATTGTTAATTCAGTACACGATTCTGTGGTGGTTGATATACACCCTGATGAGATAACACAAGTGTTATACCTCATCAAACTACTCAACAGCAGTCTCCAATCTATTGTTGAGAAACAGTTTAATATCGAGTTCAATGTACCATTATTACTTGAAGCAAAAATAGGTGATAATTGGCTTGACACGAAAGATGTTAGCTGATATAACTATGAAACATTTGACTCACAGAAAGGAGCAATACATATGGATAATAATTTAGTAACGATTGATACAAATAACTACGAAGCTATGGCTAAAGCAATGGGTATAGCAGGTGAAGGTACTAAGTCTTCAGATACTAAGAAGACTCAACAGCTACCACGTTTCAGAATAAACCATTCAGCAATCATGGGTGAGACCAAGATGAATGGCAAGAATGTAAACGTAGAGGTAGTTGAAGGTGGTACTTATAAGCTTGAGATACCTGATGGTGATACTTACTACAGTAAGACTGCCAAGATAAGACCTTTCATGCAAAGGTATATGTATAAGAGGTTCGTTAAGAATATGAACGCAAAGATGGGTGAGCCTATGGGCATCTATCATAAGACTGTTATGGCAGATTCACTTAACCTAGATTTAAAAGATAATCAAGGTGGGTTTAACTGTGGTAAACCAGCAGGTTATATTCAAGACTTCAAAGCATTGCCTGAGAAGACTCAAGACTTAATCAAGCAGATTAAAAGAGTACGTGTTATCTTTGGTATGGTTGATTTACTTGACCCATGTAATAACAAGGGTGAAAAGATAGCCTTTGAATCTACACCATTCATATGGGAGATAGATAATAGAGATGCTTTCAAAACTGTAGGTCAACCTTTTACTAAGTTGGCACAGTTGAAGAGACTTCCTGTTCAGCATAGTATATCACTAGAGACTGAAGAACGTAAGTTACCTAATGGTAATGTGTTCTATCTACCTGTATCTACACTTGATGTAGCCAATAAGATTGACTTGACTGATGAAGACCAAGTTATCTTTGGTGATTTCATGTCATGGATACAGAACTATAATCAGTATATAGTTAGTGAGTGGGATTCTAATGTAGGTGGTAGTGCAGATGCAGACATGAAAGATATAGTCGAAGACTTTATCGAAGTGGATGCAAGCTAATGAATCACCGTGCTGAATTGGCGATACATAAGTTACTAGAAGATATACTTGCTTCCAAGAAGCAGATGTCAATGGAGACTATTGAAGGTGTAGCATCTGATGTAAAAGATGCTATGGTTCGTCAGTTCGGAACAAAGAATGACAGAGGGGATTTTAAACTGCGTATGTCTAACATAGGTAGACCCTCTTGTCAGCTTTGGTTTGATAAGAACCACCCTGAGAAAGCATTACCAAAAGGTAATAGTTTTCTAATGACAATGATGATTGGTGATATAGTCGAAGCTATCTTCAAGGGTTTATTGAAGGAAGCTAAGATAGATTATCAAGATAGTGAAGAGGTTACGTTGCCACTAAAGAATGGTGTTAACGTAAAAGGAACTTATGACCTTGTACTTGACGATTGTGTGGATGATATAAAGTCTGCATCTGATTGGTCATACAAGAATAAGTTTGCTTCATTTGAATCAGTAGCTAATGGAGATAGCTTTGGTTATGTAGGTCAACTCGTTGGGTATGCGAAAGCAAGTGGTAAAAACATAGGTGGTTGGTGGGTAGTGAACAAGTCTAATGGACAATTCAAATACGTATCAGCAGGAAATGCAGACACCACTCATGTCTTAGGTAACATCGAGAAGACCATTGAACGAGCCAATGCTAAAGAGTTAGTGAGGTGCTTTGAGCCTGAAGAAGAAACCTTTAGAGGTAAAGCTACAGGTAATCTTGTTCTTAATAAGAACTGCACCTTCTGTGATTTCAGGTACTCGTGTTGGGATACTCTAAAAGAGTTACCTGCACAGAAGTCACAAGCTAAAGAACCTAAGATGGTTCAATATGTTAAGCTAGGAAAGGAGAAAATAGCATGAGTAAATCATTAGATGAATTAAAATCTGACATCGAAGAGATGGAGAAGCAATTAGCAGAAGCAAAGAAGCAGTATCGTGATATGCGTACAGCAGGTTTGCGTGATGCTATGGAAGCTAGAAAGGTAGCTGAAGAAGCTGTAAAGGAAGAGTTAAAGAACTTAGGTTATCAAACTTCTTATAGTCCTTTTACAGGAATAACGTGGCGAAACTTCTAAGTGTCTCCTCATAAGGCATATCGTGCAGCCTTAAAGCATGGGTATAGGAGTGGACTAGAGCATAAGGTATCTGTTTATCTTACGGAACGTAAACATAAGTATGGTTACGAGTGTCTTAAGATTGAGTGGGAAGACTTAGCCTACCGAACCTATACCCCTGACTTCATATTAAACAATGGTATTATAATTGAGACAAAGGGAAGGTTTCTTGCAGGAGATAGACGTAAACATCTAGCTGTTAAGAAGCAACATC